TTGGTGGAAAAGAAGTTAGTGGAACTTCAATGAGAGAACTATTAGGCTCTCCTAAAATTGATGATAGTGAGAGAGCTAAATTATTTAAAAAGATGTTTGGTTATTTTAATGATGGTGTATTCAAAATGATGACTAATAAGTTTAAAAAGTTGTTTGAAGATATAGATTTTGTGTTTAAACCAACAAAAATGAAAAAATTAAAAAAGAAATGGAAAGATGGTGAAGATAAAGATTTATTAAAAGGACAAAAAATTGATGAAAGTAAAAAAGAATTTGTAATTTGGGGTATTCCACCTGGTAAGAGTTCGGAAGATATACTTTATACAAAAGCTAAATCTCATGGTGAGGCTAAAAAAGTATTAAAAATTTTGACATCCAAACATGGTATAAAAAAAGGTAGAATACAAATTTTAGATTTAGAACAAGATCCATCAGCATTTTGGAAATCAGATAAAGTATTTGAAGATATAACTATAGATTTGGATATTGGTGATACTATTCTTGTTGGCAAATTTAAAAATAAAAAAGAAAAAGTTAAAACGATTGGTAAAGATAAACATGGAATGCCAACTATTAATGGTAGAAAAGCAACTACATTCAGAATACATAAAACAGTAAATATTTTTGATGATATTGAAGAAGATGTAAATGTAGTTAAGAAAAAAGGAAAAGATGGTGGTGATTATAGAGATTATGATTCACCAGATTCGGATTGGGAAGAACCATATAAACATCTTGATGAATTTTTAACTACTATTGACATGAATAAAATTATCAAAGAAGCTACTCATACTGGTGGTATGGGAAAAGGTATGGTTGATGATGGACCTTCGGCTATGATGGGTGGTGTAGGTGGATATACTGGTAGAAATAAAAAATGGGCAGAAAAACTTGGTTTTGAAGTTGTTAATTATATTTTAGATGTAGATGTCAATAAAATACCTCCATTTAAAGATGAATTTGTTGGTGGAAAATCTGTATCTTCTTTACCTGCTGGTGTTGGAACTGGAACTACACCAAATAATCCTGAAAATTTAACTGGAGTTAGAGGTTATAACAAATGGGTTAAAAATATGAAAAGTATTGCTCAAAATGTTGGTTATGAATTGATTAAATTTATGGGTGATAAAAAATATAAAGATTTCAAAAAACAAATTTCAAAAGATACAACACAAACACTTAAACAACAAAAGAGTGATGAGAAGGAAAAAGGTATACCTGTTGAACCAATGGGAGAATCAACATTCTCAAAAGATTGGTGGGATAAAAATTTAACAGAAAAAATAGTTACAAAAAATGTCTTGAAACCAAGACGGAAGGAGTTATTACTTATGGGCGGAGCATATGGACATATGGCTCATCCTTTTGACGATAAGGATTTAACATTCGGTGATTTAAAACAAATTATAGAAGATGGTTTAGGTGGAACACTTAATCGTGAAGATAATGTAACCGAAAAACTTGATGGTCAAAATTTAATGGTTAGTTGGAAAGACGGAAAACTTATAGTTGCTAGAAATAAAGGACATATTAAGAATTTTGGTGAAACTGCTCTAGATGTTAGTGGTGTAAAATCTAAATTCAAAGGTAGAGGTAATATAGCAGATGCATTTGGATTTGCTGTAACTGATTTACAGAGAGCAATTAAAGGATTATCACAAAAACAAAAAGATAAAATATTCAATGAAGGTCAACATTGGATGAATTTAGAAGTAATGTGGCCTGCATCCGCAAATGTAGTTGATTATGATGTATCACAAATTGTATTTCATGGTGCATTAATATACGATGAAAAAGGAAATGTAAAAGGTGAAGTAAAAGGTAGTGGTAGAATATTGGCCGGTATGATTAAACAAATAAATGCTAATATACAAAAGAAATATTCTATAGGACAACCTAAATTTTTAACATTAGGTAAACATAAAGATTTTGGTAAAATGAAAGGTAAATATAAAGCTAGATTAACAAAACTACAAAATCAATTTGGATTAAAAGATTCAGATACACTTGGATTATATCATCAAAAATGGTGGGAAAGTTTTATTTTAGAAAGAGCTAAAGGAGAATCTAAAATATCAGATAAAGTATTAAAAGGATTGGTTAAAAGATGGGCATTTTTTGATAAATCATATGCAATTAAAGATATTAAAAAAGATATAACAAATGAATACTTTTTAAAATGGATATTAGATTTTGATAAAAAGAATCATGCAAAACAAGTTAAAGAAAATATGAAACCATTTGAAACATTATTCTTTGAAGTTGGTGCTGAAATAATGAAAAATATTAGTGATTGGTTAGCAGTTAATCCAGATAAAACTGTACAGAGAATGAAACAAAAATTAGATTCATCTATTTCTAATGTTAGAAAAGGTGGTGATTTAAAGAAGTTAAACACATTAAAACTACAATTAGATAAGTTAAATGCTATTGGTGGAACGGATGCTATAGTTCCATCGGAGGGAATTGTGTTTAAATATAATGGAAAAACCTATAAATTTACAGGAGCCTTTGCTCCTATAAATCAAATTACAGGTTTAATTTCATTTTAATATATTTATATATAACAAAATAGGATAAGTATGAGTAAAAAACACAGCAAAAATCTACAAAAAGTACAAGATATGTTGGATGGGAAGGGTACAGGTAAAATCCAAGTAGGATATGGTACTACAGATGAGAAAAGAGAAATAGGTGATAAATGGGTAGATGCTGATGGTATTCCCTGGGAACAGAAAAATGGATATAGAGTAAAAGGTAAATTAGCAACATCTAATATTACACATGATTCTTGGGAATCTAAATGTTCAGGATGTGAAAAATTAATTTTAAAACCCTGGGATAAAGATACACATAAAGCAGATGGTAGATGTTATCATTGTCAACTTAATTATGAATTGGATTTAAAATTTGATTCTAAATTGAGATGGTTTGCTTATAGAAGATTAAAAGATTTTGAAAATATGAAATCCATTGAAAGAGATATGGAACAATGGATTGATGAAAGACATAAAATGTTACAAGAAAATCCATTTGATATGAAAGTTGCAAACGCAATGGCAAATTCAAATGTGGAAATGACAATAAACAAAAACAAATCGTAACGGAGAAATAAAATGACTGAAGAGCTTGGACTAACAGCGTGGGTATTAGCCAACTGGGAATGGATAATGTTAGGATTCTACACATTAGAAAAAATCGTAAGATTATCACCAACAGACAAAGACGATATCATTTTTGATATGGTAATTAAACCTGTATGGGATAAACTTCCTTTCGGTAAGTAATATGTTTAGTAAAATCAAAAAATATGTAATCGGATTTTTTGTGTTATGTGGAGGAATCCTTATTGCATTTTTAAGTGGAAAAGGTGCTGGTCGTAGAGCAGAGAAGATTAGTAAACTTGATGAAACATTAAAGAGCGTGAAGAAAGATCTTAAAGCCAAAGAAAAGAAAAAAAATGGTACTAAAAAGACTTTACAAAGTAAGAAAAAAGCTCTAGAGGAAATCAAGAAATCTAAATCAAAACCTAAAAAGAAATCTGCAAAGAAAGCACATAGTAGATTAAAAAATATTGGTAAGGGTAAAAAGTAATGAAAAAATTTTTATCCATATTATTAATATTTTCTTTTTTATTTCCACAAGAAGTGTGTGAGGGTACTTGTTATACAGATGAAGAAGCACAAAACATCGAGTTGTATATTACGGAGTTGGAACAGAATAGTAGTAAAGATAGTTTGATTATTGGTAATTTGAATGAACAACTACAATTGTACATTCATCAAACTCAAATTGATAGTGGAATTATTGAAAACTATAAAGAACAACTTCGTATAAAAGATGAGATGATTAAAACAATAAAACCAAAATGGTATGACAATAAATATCTATGGTATTCTATGGGTGTTGCGTCAATGATATTACCAATTTGGGGTATGGGGCAACTAAAATAATGGCACAAGACTTTAAAAAAATTATAAAGCGGGAATATCTTAAATGTGTACAAGATCCAATCCACTTTATGAGGAAGTATTGTACTATTCAACATCCAAAAGAGGGTAAGGTTAAATTTGACTTATATCCATTTCAAGAGAGATGTTTAACTGATTTTAAAGATAATCGGTATAACATAATCCTCAAAGCTCGTCAATTAGGTATCTCCACTTTATCTGCGGGTTATTCTCTTTGGATGATGTTATTTCATAATGATAAGAATATTCTTGTTATTGCTACTGGTAAAGATACAGCTAAAAATCTTGTAACAAAAGTAAGAGTTATGTATGATGGTTTACCTCAATGGTTAAAGACAAGTACAGAAGAGATAAATAAACTATCAATACGATTTACCAATGGTTCACAGATTAAGGCTATTGCATCTAATGAATCAGCCGGTCGTTCAGAAGCGTTATCACTTCTAATAATTGATGAGGCGGCATTTATTGATAAAATTGATGATATATGGACGGCGGCTCAGCAAACACTAGCTACTGGTGGTGATTCAATTGTTCTTTCTACGCCCAATGGTGTGGGTAATTGGTTTCATAAACAATGGGTTGGTGCTGAAAGTGGTGATAATGAATTTAATACAATTAGACTTCATTGGAGTGATCATCCAGACAGAACACAAATTTGGAGAGACGAACAAGATAAAATTTTAGGTCCTTCACAAGCTGCTCAAGAATGTGATACTGACTTCCTTACTTCTGGTGAATCTGTAGTAGATCCAAAAATATTAACTTGGTATCAAGAAACAATGGTTAAAAAGCCATTATTACAGGAGGGTATAGATAGAAATCTTTGGATATGGGAACAACCGGATTATTCAAAAGATTATATCGTAGTAGCTGATGTAGCTAGAGGTGATAGTACAGATTATTCAGCTTGTCAAGTATTTGAAGTTAGTGATATGGTACAATGTGCTGAATACAAAGGACAATTATCTACAAGTGATTATGGTCATTTTTTAATAGATTTAGCTACAAAGTATAATGATGCTTTACTTGTAGTAGAAAACAATAATGTAGGTTGGGCTACTCTTCAAACTATTATAGATAGAGGGTACAAAAATACATTTTATCAATCAAAAGATTTAAAATATGTTGATGTAGAAAATCAACTTAATTCAAATAGGTATAGATCAGAGGATAAGAGTATGGTTGCTGGGTTTTCAACAACAATGAAAACAAAACCATTAATTATCGCTAAAATGGAAGAATATACAAGAGAAAAATTAGTTAAACTTTATTCTAATAGACTTATAGACGAATTATTTGTTTACATTTATCGTAACTCAAAAACAGAAGCTATGCAGGGATATAACGATGATTTAGTTATGTCTTATGCTATCGCTTTATGGATTAGAGATACAGCATTAAGAATCCAAAAAGATAGAAATGATACGCAGTGGAAATTAATGGATTCTATGTTAGCAAATAATGGAAATAAGTCAGAACATGCACAGGGTTTTCAACAAGGAAATAGAAAACAAAATAAAAATCCATTTGAAATGGATACTGGTAAGGATAAAGAAGATTTAACTTGGTTATTAGGATAAATAATAAGAGGGAATTATGGCAGAACAAGAAAATATATTAACGAGATTAGGAAAATTATTTCAAAATCAAATTGTAGTTAGAAAATCACCTACTGGTCAATTAAAAGTAAAAGATGTTGATTTTTCACAAACAGGTTTAACATCTAACTTTATTGATAGATATCAAAGATTAATGGGTGCACATAATACTCCTATGAGTCGTTATTCTGCAAAAGAAAATGCTAAAAATGCATTTGATGTTCAAAGAAAAGAACTATTTAGAGATTATGAGTTAATGGATGAAGATCCAATTATATCATCCGCTCTTGATATCTATTCGGATGAATCTACTGTAAATAATGTAGAAAACGAAATTTTAAAAATTAAAAGTGATAATCCAAAAGTTACAAAAATTCTTCATAATTTATTTTATGATATAATGAATGTAGAATTTAATTTATGGCCTTGGATTCGTAATTTAACAAAATATGGTGATCATTATCTTTATTTAGAAATAATAGATAAAATTGGTATTGTAAATATAAAACCATTATCTGTTTATGAAACTTATAGAATGGAAGACCATGATCCAGAAAATCCAAAATTAGTTCAATTTGAAATACAAAATCAAGAAGAATCTCCAATAACTCGTTCACAAAATGCAAGTGAAATGTTAGAAAATTATGAAGTAGCCCACTTCAGATTAATGTCTGATGCTAACTTTCTTCCATATGGTAAATCAATGTTAGAGGGTGGTAGAAAAGTATGGAAACAATTACAACTTATGGAAGATGCTATGTTAATTCATCGTATTATGAGAGCACCAGAGAAAAGAATTTTTAAACTTGATATTGGTAATATTCCACCAAATGAAGTGGAAAACTTTATGCAACAAATTATTAATAAGATGAAAAAAGTTCCTGTTATGGATAAAAATGGTGATTATAATCTTCGTTATAATATGGAATCTGTAACAGAAGATTATTTCTTACCTGTTAGAGGTGGTGACAGCGGAACATCAATTGAAACTTTGAATGGTTTAACTAATGATGGGGCTATTGATGATATAGAATATTTACGAAATAAATTAATGGCAGCTCTTAAAGTTCCAAAAGCATTTTTAGGATATGAAGAGGGTGTTGGAAGTAAAGCTACATTGGCTGCAGAAGATGTAAGATTTGCAAGAACAATAGAAAGACTACAAAAAATTGTATGTGCAGAACTTGAAAAGATTGCTATTGTTCATTTATATACACAAGGGTTTGAAGATGCGGAATTGATTAACTTTGATTTGGAATTAACTAATCCATCTATGATTCACGAACAGGAAAAACTTGAATTATTAAATCAACAAATAGAAGCTGCTAATAGTGTTATGGAAAATAAACTATTTTCGAGAGAATGGGTTTATGATAATATATTTGAATTAAATGAAAAAGATAAGAAAGATGTATTTGATCAAATTGTGGAAGACTTGAAACAACAATTTAGATTTGAACAAATTGCAGTTGAAGGTAATGATCCAGCTGTAACAGGTGAAAAAGAATCTATGATGGATGGTGGTAGTGACTCTGGCGGAATGTTTGGTGAATCTCAATGGGGTGGAAGTGAAAAAGATAGAATTAAAAAAGATGTGAATCCACATGGAGCTAATTCAAAAGATTTATCAGATGCAACATCATACCATAGAGAACGCCAAGGTAAAAGAGAGTTTAAAGGTAAATCACCATTAGCTGCATCTAAAGGATCTACTATTGTTAAGAGAGAAGGATTAGTAAATTCTTTAAAGAAAAAATTTGGTAAAGATACTAAAGATAAAAGTATTTTAAATGAAGATATTATTTTAAATGATGAGGAAAATAATGAATAAATATATACAAATTTACAAAAATTTAATATTTATATATGAAAAACTACATAATAGTATTATATTGACGGAGAGGTTCGTATGCGTAACAATAAGTTAAAGCATTCAAAGATTCGCAACACAGGTCTTTTGTTTGAATTTTTACTAAGACAAATTACAGCGGATGTATTGAATAAAAAGAATAGTTCAGAAGCATCTAATATGATTAAAAAAAGGTTCAATGAAAGAACTGAATTGGGTAAAGAACTAGCTCTTTATAATATTTTAATAAATAAAAAATTTAAGAATGATAAAAAGGCTGATTATTTTATAAATGAAGTTATCAATGAAAGAAAAAAATTAAATAATTCTATCTTAAAAAGAGAGAAATATAATCTTATAAAAGAGATAAAAAACAATTATGATTTACAGAATTTTCTTTCATCAAAGGTAAGAAATTATTCTATTTATGCATCTATATATAAATTATTTGAATTTAATAATATATCTCCAGTTGAAAAAACTGAATCACATTTTAATTTAGTTGAACATGTAACAACAAGTGGAAAAACAAATATTAAATCTTCATTAACTGCTGTTTTACCGAAAGATGAAGATTTAAGAATTATAACTTATCAAACACTTTTAGAAAAATTTAATTCAAAACATTCCAATTTAAATTACCCACAGAAATCATTATTGAGAGCATACATTAATAATGTTTCCAATACTAATTCATTAAAGGAATATCTTGAAGTTGTTGTACCTGCTATTAAAAAAGAATTAAAACAACATTCTCATAAATTAAAAGATGATGTTGTTAAGATTAAATTAGCAGAAGCAATTAAAACCATAGATAAATTTTGTGGTGTTGGGAAATCTAAATTAGTGAAAGATAATGTAGTTGTACAAACTATGAGATATATGGAACTTTTGAAGGAGCTAAAGAAAAGTGGAAGTAAAGACAAAAAAGTCATTTAATGATTTGGTTAGGGAATTAACTGAAGAAATTATAGACGAAGAAGAATTAGATGAAATGACTACTACCAATGATATAGCTGGGTATAGTACTCCATTTGCTTTTGATCCAGAAGGTGAAAAAATTAAAAAGAAGTATGGTAAGAAAAAAAATAGTCATAGAAAGAAAATTGGTGAAGCTTTAGAAGCTAAAGATATAGCAATAATAAGAAAATTAATTCGTGATGTAATTTCAGATGTTTATAGAGACATCTGGATTAAACGAAATTCTTGGAAATAGGAGAATAAAAAATGCCAGATTATATACCAGATCCGAATAATTCTAAAAAACAGATACCCGGACCAAAAACAGATAAACATTATGATAGTTGGGGAACACTTTCGGCTAATTCACAATCTTATAAACAACCATCATATGTAATGGTAACTAGTGCTACTACATTGGGTTTGGGTTTTTATTTTGGTAGTGCAACTGATTTTTCACAGAGTTCTGTTTTAGAACAAGACGCAGGTTCAACTGGAGACAATAAAGGTACTGTGTCTTCATTATCTGGATCTGAACATTATTTATTACTTGGTGATCCTGTAGCTGCTGGTACATATCATATTAATCCAATAGCTATAAGTGGAAGTGCTGCTGATGTTGCTAAGGTTAGATTTGTATATAAAGGTGGGTTAGACGGATTAGGTAGACCATAAAGGAGATAAATAAAATGTCAAAACAAATATTAGTAGATTATATACCATTTGAAGTAACACCACAACAAATTAATGAATCTATGCAAAAAAATGGTAAGTTAATTGTTAGTGGGGTTTTACAGAGATCAGATGCTAAAAATCAAAATGGTAGAGTGTATCCACACGAAACTCTAATGAGAGAGGCTCAAAAATATTCAGATATTCAAATAAAAGAAAGAAGAGCATTAGGTGAACTCGACCATCCAGATTCTTCTGTTGTAAATTTAAATAATGTATCTCATAATATACTTGAAATGCATTGGAAAGGTAAAGATTTAGTTGGAACTGTTGAAGTTCTCGGTACACCTGCTGGAAACATTCTAAAAGAATTATTTAAAAGTGGTATAAAATTAGGTATCTCATCTCGTGGATTGGGTTCAGTTGAAGAAATACACGAAAGTGATGGATATACTGTTAAAGGTGATGATAGTGAACCAACTGTAGCTGTTCAACCAGACTTTGAACTTATCGCTTTTGATTTTGTATCAAATCCATCTACACAAGGTGCTTTTATGTCTCCAGGACAACTTAAAGAAAGTATCGATAAAGGTCTGGGAACAAGAGATGGTAAATGTTGTCATGATTGTAAAATTGAAGATATCATACATGATATATTTCGTGGAGAATAAATGTGAAATTGAACAATAAAATTTTAAAAAGGTTGGTAGAAGAGGTTTTAAATGAACAACCACCACAACCACCTAAAAAACAACCTCCCGCTAAAGGTGGTGGTGAAGAAGAAACTGAAAAGAAATTAAAAATAGATATTCCTGATACACCATTTGAACCTGATGTTCAACAAATTAAAGATAAATTGAAACAGATTTTAAAAGATTGGGAAGTTAAACAATATAAGTCGGATAGACATAGGTGGCAAGAATATTACAGAGATATATTTAAATTAGTTAGACATCTTGAAGGAGATAAATAATGGATTATAGAGATATACTAGGTTTTTCTAAAAAACAAAAACCAAAGAAAAAAGTTACAAAACCTTCAAAACCAACTCTTACAGATAATCTTGCAGAACAATTTGGTCCTTTAAATGAATGGTCAAAAAAACCACCAACTGAAAAGAGGTGGAGTAAGAAATTTAATGGGGGGCAAGGACTTACAGAATTTGAACAAAGAGGTGGAAAAGATAATATAAATGAAGGACCTGCTGCTGAATACAATAAAGCATATACAAAGGTAAAAAAAACATATGGTCTTTTTTGGGATGCTGTTAAAGATTTTGAAAGTTTACTTGTTAAAAAGGGATTGAGGCGGCATGCTAAAGATTTACATAGACAATATAGTGGTGTGGAAAAATTTTATAAATTCTTCTTTAAAATGATGGATAAATTACAATAATGCCAGCTAAATCAAAATCTCAACAAAGATTTATGGGTATTGTAAGAGGTATCCAAAAGGGTTCATCTGGTGGAAGTGAAGAAGCTCAAGATGCTGCTGATAGAATGGATATGGATAGTGTTGAAGATTTTGCTAAAACAAAACATAAAGGGTTACCAAATAAAATTAAACGGGAGACTAAAGTGAGACAACTTATTAAAAAGATGGTTCGTGAAATTATGAGAGAAGGTGGTCCAGGTAGTGGTCCTCAATCAGATGATGATAATCCATTTGATAAAGAACCAACTGATGATGAATTGGCTAATATAGAAAAAGAATTTGAAGGTGTTAATGAAGATTTTGGTGGTGCATATCCAGAAAATAAAAGAAAAAAGTTCGATAATAAAAGAAGGAAACAAGCAGAAGTTTTTGGTTATAAATTGACTGGTAAAGAC